GGGATCATGATCCCCAAGTCACGCTACGACGCTGTGATGGGGCGGTTGAAAGAAGCCGAGCAGCGACTTGCTGAGCAGCCAGAGGCCACGGCGCCCGCCCCCGCTGCACCACAAGAACCCGAAACCACGCCGGAAGATCGACTGGCTCAGATCGACCAGGAAATCGCTGAAGCGATGAAAGAGGCAGATGGGGAGAAAGTAGCTGAGTTGATGCGAGAGTCACGCGCCATCACCCTGGATTTGGCAAGTCAGAGAGCGGCACAGACCAGCACTCAGGTGGTCAGTAGTAACAGCGCCCAAGCTGATTACGATGCATTGGTAGCTCAAGTTTCTTTAGCCGTCCCCGAGTCAGTGCCAGGGAGTGAAAACTACGATGAAGGGTTCGTGGTGGAAACGCTCGAGATGGCAGAAGCTTTCGAAGCAAAAGGGTATGCGCCTGCAGCCGCCCTGTCCAAAGCGCTCGACTACACCCGCCCAGGCTGGAACGCTGAACCTTCGAACGAAGCGCCGTCCACCCCACCACCGCCCCCTGAGCCGAAAGCTACGGATGTTGAGAAAAACCTGGATGCCGATAAACGCACTCCACCGCGCATGGATGAAGGGGAGAACAGCGATAAGTCTGGGAAGCAAGGGGCGATCGATCCGATGCGGTTGACGGACGAAGAGTTCGAAAAGTTGACCGAAGCTGAACTCGCAAAGCTCAGAGGCGACGATTTTTAATTTGTCAACCAGTATTGTAGCCCCGAAATGGCGGGGCTATAATACAAGCACCTCGTAAGTCAAGGACGATATCTTGGCCGCTAATCGCACAGCGTAAAAGAGGCGTGTTTCGGCGGGCTGCTCCGAGATGCAGTGACAACATGGAAAGCTAAAATTTTGTCGAAACAGGAGGACAAGGAATGTCCCTGACTAACTTCGGTAAGCTCACCGATGAAGAGCTGACTATTTGGCAGCGTGATACTTGGCGCAAAGCGCGTAACGAGTCTTTCATGGGCCAATTCACCGGCACTGACCACAACTCCATGATCCAGCGGATCACCGAGTTGAAGAAGAGCCAAAAAGGCGCCCGCGCCGTAATCACCCTGGTTAACGATTCTGAAGGCGACGGCGTTGCAGGCGACCGCACCTTGGAAGGTAACGAAGAAACCCTGACCTCTGAGGATCAGGTAATTCGTATCGACCAACTGCGTCACGCTCACCGCCACGAAGGCAAAATGGCCGATCAGAAGTCAGTTGTCACCTTCCGTAAAGAAGCACGTGACAACCTGTCTTACTGGCTGGCAGATCGCTACGACCAGCAAGCGTTCCTGGCACTTTCCGGTGTCGATTTCAGCATGCACACCAACGGTGTTGCCCGTGTAGGCTCGGACTTCCCGAACCTGGAATATGCCGCTGATCTGGCCGTTCCTTCCGATCGCCGGTACTACCGCTGGGACGCAACCAACGGCCTGATCTCCGGCGCAGCTGGTGCATCCAACGCTGACTTGACTACCGCAGACACCCTGACCTGGGAAATGCTGATCGACCTGCGTGCAGAAGCTGAGGAAGATTTCCTCCGCCCGGTACGTACCGTTGACGGCGTCAACATGTACCACGTGTTTGTGACCCCGACCGCGATGAAGTCTCTGAAGAAAGACCAGGACTTCAAAGAGAACCTGCGTAACGCAGGCGCTCGTAGCAACAAGAACCCGCTGTTCAAAGGTTCTGAGAGCTACTACGTGGACGGTCTGGCCATCCACTCTTACCGCCACGTTTACAACACCCGTAAAGCAGCCAGCGGCAGCAAGTGGGGCGGCGGTGCGGTAGACGGTTGCCGTCTGCTGTTCTGCGGAGCACAGTCTCTCGGTTTTGCCGACATCGGTTCTCCGGAGTGGAAAGAAAAAGGGTTTGACTACGATAACCAGCAGGGTATCGCAGTGGGCAAGATCGCTGGCTTCCTGAAGCCGCAGTTCAAGTCCAAAACCTACGGAACCAAGCAAGACTTCGGTGTTATCACCGTAGACATCGCTCAGTAAGACGGAGGTTCAAATGAGCATCACTAAAGACTCGGGCCGTCAGAGCGTCCTTGTTGCGATCCAACGTTTCACCTTCGAAGACCTGGAAGATGGGGTAGCAGTTGAAGCTATCGATCTCCCCGCTGGCGCAGTACGTCTGCGCGGTGAACTGGTAATCGAAACTGCATTCAACTCCGCCACCTCAGACACCATCGCAGTAGGCGACGGTGCTTCTGCAACCGCGATGTTGTCTGCGACCAACGTTCAGGCGACCGGTAAGACCGCACTGACGGGCTTTGAAGGCGAAATCCAACCCACTGTCGAAGCTCTTACTTTGACCTGGGACGGTACTGGCACTGCACCGACTGCAGGCGCTGGCTACCTCCTGGTCGAGTACGGCATCGAAAACCGCGCTACTGAAGTGCAGCCGTAAAAACTTATCGGCCTTGGCCGGGGGAGGGGTTTTTCACTCCTTCCCCCTGCCCCCGGCCCTTTTTTCTAAGGGTCGGGTGGCCGATTCTTAAGGAGAAACACTATGGCCGATAGTAACGGGATGTACGTATCCCAAGTACGTGATTTCACCGTCCGTACGATGGCAGGGCACACCCTGCATTTCAAAAAAGGTGAACCCAGATTTGTCCCACCGGAAGTTCGTCACTTGATGACTGAGCATGCCATCATGCCGGTATCCGACGACATACCCGTTGTGGAAGCAGAAGAGAAAACCCCGCCCCCTGCTGGTGACACTCGACGCGAGCGCATTTACGAAGCCGTAAAGATGCTGGTCGAGCTGAATGACCCGAATGAATTCACTGCCGGTGGTATCCCGAAGACCTCTTCGGTCAGCAAGGTCGCAGGCTTCACGGTTGATGCCAGCGAGCGCAGCACTGCGTGGGAACGTCACTTACAGGAGACCTCGTAAGGGGTATGGATCATGTCATACGCGCTTAATGACATGATCTCCAAGTTCCGCCGTGAGATGGAAGACACGGTGGAACCTTACCTGTGGTCGGAAGACGACATTGTGGACTACCTTGATCAGGCCCAAGACGAGTTCTGTGAAAAGGTGGATGCACTGACTTCCATCGTAGAGATCACGTACTCCGCTACTGATGAGTACGTTGATCTTCCAAATTATGTTACCAGGGTCCGCTACGCTGAGTTGGTAGATGGCACGCGGGTCGCGCTGTTCAACGCAGAGGAGTGGCGCGAGGATCGTGGCCTAAGCGACGATTACGGCGTATCTATCCATCAGAGTTCTTGGCAGACCGATACGAACGAAAAAGTATCCGCTGTCATCACTGACTTGGAAACTGACAAGCTCCGCCTCTACCCAATCCCAACCGCCGACAGTTCATTGAAGGTGCACGTTTATCGCCGCCCCGTTGAGTTGCTTGCAGACGCAGGAGAGTTCGAAGTAAAGGACAAAGCACAGCAACGCTGCATCTTGCTGAAAGCCCGTGCCCTGGCCTACGAGAAGCATGATGCGGAGACATACAACCCGCGCATGGCGGCAGAGTATGAGCAGCGCTTCGAAGTCCGCACCAGTGAGCTTGCCAGCGCCTCTTCCAGGTCAAAGCGCCGAGCGCGTTCCGTACGCTACCCAGGAATGTGAGATGGCTACGCCTACTAAAGACGTAACCTTCGAAGGTTGGCCGAAAGGCATAGACAATAAGTCTCCGGACGTATCCATTGCAGCGGACAGTTTGCGTGATGCGGTAAACGTCGACCTCGACAATGGGGGCAAGCCTCGGCGAAGGCGGGGGCGAACCAAGATCATCGGAGCTTCTGGAGCGCACAGCCTCCACGCTGCCGCGTGCGGCCTCGTCTACGCTGAAGGCGCAACTCTGAAATTGGCAGATGTGTCGAGGGCCGCGTCTTCCACGCTTCACAGCCTGTCTTCACCGAACCGCATTTCGTACGAAGACGTCAACGGCTTAACGTATGCCTCCAACGGGAAGGATTTCATCGTTATTCAGCCGGATGGGGCAGTTCGAGATAACGGTGTGCCCAACCCCAAAGGTCAGCCGCTGGTTTCAGCAGTGGAGGGTTTTGGAAGACTCGCACCCGGGAAGTATTTGGTTGCCGTGACTTTCGTAGCGGCTACAGGGGAAGAGTCCGGGGCTACGCTTCCTACGACTGCGGAGCTGAGCGCTACCGGTTCGCTTTCCCTTACCGCTATCCCTCAAAATAATAACGCTACCGCTGTTCGGATTTATTGCTCGGAGCCTGGGGGCGAATCACTGAGAGAGTTTGCCACGATCGCGATCGGTGTTCTCAGCTACAGCATAACTGGCCCTAGCGAGGGCAAGGTCTTGGATACCGCGTACATGGAGAGGCTTCCTGCGGGGAAGATCATCCGGTATCACGCGGGGCGAATGTACTCAGCCGATGGATCGATTCTGGCGTACTCCGAGCCCATGCGGTACGGCTTGTACAACCCTGCCAAGGATTTCTTCCAGTTCCCAGAGGAGATAACCATAGTTCAGCCCGTAACCGATGGGCTGTACGTGGTTGCGGATCAAGGGTATTTCCTCAGGGGCACGGACCCTAAGGAAATGTCCTTAGAACCCAAAGGCACAGCTCCCGGGATATTCGGAACCGGCGCCACCCTTCCAGGCTCGGAGTTCGATCCGGAGCTGAATACGGACGTAGCTTATTGGTATAGCTCTCGAGGAGCGACTCTAGGCTTGCCTGGAGGAGCCATACGATTGCTCACTGAGCAGGCAGTGGCTATGCCGGAGTATGTCGAGGGCGCAACCCTCATGAGAGAAGCAGATGGTATGAGCCATGCAGTCACTTCGATGCGTGGCTCTGGAGCAGTATCTTCGTCCGCTGTGGGCGATTCAATAGAAGTTACGGTAAAACGTAACGGAATAATCTTGTAACGGAAAGTATAGGAGGGACAAGGAATGTCCAAATACACCGAGACTGAATCGGGACTGGCGGTCCCTTCTGAAAAACTGGCTGTTGGAGG